TTGTGCTAGTGCAGCTAACTGTTGATTTGTTAATGCACCACGTTGTCTTGTGTATTCAGCACCAAGTCCAGCATTAGCTAATGTTTGTGCTAGTTCTACTTCTCTTGTTCTTCCTTGTGTGCCAGCAGCTTCTTGGGTTGCTAATACATTTAAAAGGTTTTGATAATTAGAAGCTCCACCTTGAGCAGCTCTGTTGAGAGCTTCAATTGTTGGAGTTACCCCTTGTTGAGAAACACCTTGTCCAGCCATGTATTGAGCGAGGTCATTTGACATTGGTGCTGTTGGAGTTGGTCCTCTTTGTGCTGCTTGAGTAAAAGCAGTTGCTGGGTTAGCTGCAAGATAATCTCTTAAAGCATCGAAACCAGCTTGAGTTATACCAAGTGCACTTGTTGCAGTTGGAGCTGCTTGAGTTCCACCTTCTCCTTGATAAAGATTTTGTAGAACACTAGCTAAATTACCATACTGCTCACCAATTGCTTTACCAGTAGTTGTCCCATAATCAGATATAGCTGTTGATATTGCTTCTGGAACTCCTGCACCTGCCAGTTGTTGCTGAAGTGCTATTAACGCAGCTGATGAACCAGTTGTTGAACGCGATAGTGCATCTTGCGTTGCTTTAAGTTCTGCTTCTTGTTTTGTTTTGGCAAGTTCATATTCTTTTTGATTTGTTATTGCATTGAGCAATGAGGAAATTGGATTGTACTGTGTATTTTTTCCATACAGGCCAAGAAGTTGATTAATAGTTTTTTGGTCTAAACCTAAACCAGCTAAGTTTAATCCACTTGTTCCTGCGCCTCCACCTGCGCCTCCACCACCGCCTGCGCCTCCACCACCACCACCGCCGCCGCCGCCACCACCGCCGCCGCCGCCGCCACCACCGCCGCCGCCACCACTAAGCTTTTTACCGCAGCCACCTTCATACGCAGAATTAGATTTTAATCCAGCTCTTGCTGTTCCAGCTGGGCATATGACATCTGCGACCATTCTAGCTGGTTGAGCAGTTTGTGCCTGAACTACATTTTGAGCTGGTTTAGCTACTGCGGGAGCGGGAGCGGCAGCGGCAGCTCTGACTGGTGTGGGGACTGCAGGAGCTACTGTTCTTGCAGGGGTAGCTGCTCTAACTGCTGTAGGAACTGCAGCAACTGCTGCTTTAACCCTATCGGCTACTACTGGTGGTCTTCTTACTATTGCCATGTTTTACCTCAATGATAATAAAGCTTGCGCGTCCGAAGCTATTTGTCGTGCTTTGTTTGACTCTACATCAGCCAAATTTTGTTGATAAGATGACAGACCTTGAGTTTCTGCCAAATCATATCCTCTCATTTGACTAGCTAAATCTTGTTTAGCATAGCCTAAATTCTTAGCTCTTTCTCTGGCATAGCCTTGTAAAGCCTGATTGTATACTCCAGAACGTACACCCATGCCCTGTAATCCCCTTCTAGCATATGAGGATGTGAGTTTAGGCACTTGGCCAAGCCCACCGGTAGCGGTTCTACCAAAGGCAGCCTCTTCTAATTCAGTGATGGGACGTTGACCCCTGGTCTCTGCTAGGTATCTTTGGTAGGCATTGAGTGCCTGTTGTTGGGCAAAGTTTGATTGCAGGTTTCTACGCTGCTGGTCAAACAAGCTTAAATCGTAAGCCATAAATTAAATCTCCTATAATACTACTAGAATTTTACCTAATTCCAATTTTTTGCAAAATGAATAGTTTTATTTGGGTCAATGCCCCAAAAACTAGCAATTGTATAACGAGTATTTCCTTTAATTTTAGTTACCCCATGTAGATGTTCTTGGTCCCCCAAGTGTACTACAGCCATTCCTGGTTTTGGGCTAACTGATAAATTAAAGTTTGGATAAAAAGTCTGACCACCTTCATAGTCATTATTTAAATATACAACACTACCCCACTTGCGATGAGCTTCTGGAATCTCATCAACATGTGGACTTTGCTCTAAACCATCAAACCATCTTACCAAATCTAAAGTATCCGCAAAAGCATTATCTACTTTATAAGATTCTTTTATTAAATTTTTTAATCTTAAATATATTTCTTTAACTAGATAATTAACTGATTCTGGACATTGAAACTTGAGCCTGTCTAAAGATATTACTCTATCATCCCAAAAATAATGATTTCTTTTATCCCAATCAATTGATTCTTTTGCTATAAGTAAAAGAAAATTTATTTCTTCTAAACTTAAAAAATTTTCTTTAATTATTATTTGTTTCATCTTACCAAAAGTTTAATGGACAACTAGCTTCTTTTAATTTAACCTTTGCTTTCATAAAGCAACCACATTCTTTGCACTGGTTAGTTGTTTTAATTAACTTAGGACATTGTAGACATACTTTAAACCTAAGTTCAGCTTGCTCATCACTTACCTTAGGAGTATTAGGATTAATAGCATCCCATGGTCTTGTAGTGCCAAGCTTTTCTTTATACTTTTGCCAAGCTGATGTCATGGTTTAATAAACTTTCCTTCTTTGTAAGAATCACCCATTTGTATATTTTCGTTTTCATCAAACTCAACAATTGTTGGATTTGACTGCATTACTGCTATTGGAAGTTCTAAAGAAATAGGCATACTTAATATCCATGCTACTTCTTCATCGCAAACAAAAGCAAAGTTAACTTTTTTATTTTCTGTCATATTACTCCTTCGATAATATTATACTACATTATTGGGAACAGTTGTCATTAGATTGCACACAAAGTGAATCTACATAATCAACACAAACACACGGTGAGCAACCGGCTGGCTCACAGCCGACTGTTGTATAGTATTCACGCAAGAAATATTTTTGTTTAGAAAAACCACGTATATCTTCACATCCGCACTTAAACAAATCGTTACCAGATAGATATTGATTGCAGGATGTACAACCTGGCGGAGGAGGTGGTGGAGGAGGTGGAGGTGGTGGAGGAGGTGGAGGAGGTGGAGGTGGCGGCGGTGGTGGTGGAGGAGTTGGACTTGGGGCAGGAGTTACAGCGTTTGAAGCACTAGAGTATTCACTAGTTGTTCCATAAGAAGTTTCTGTTCTTACTTGAAAAGTATAAGAAACGCCATTGGTTAATCCAGTAACTGTTATTGGAGATGCTGACCCAGTTTGTGCAACGCTTCCTGGAGTAGACAATACTCGATAGACAACGGCACCACCTTTACCAGTATAAGCAGGTACAGTAAAAGCAACTGTGGCCTGAGTATCGCCGCCAGTGGCAGTACCAATTGTTGGTATGCCTGGAATTGAACCACCAGCTGCAAGTCCCCCGATTGATACTGGCATTAGGCGCTCAAGTCTCCCACTAGTACCCAAGTATCAGGCAGTGCTCTTTTAATTAAAGTAGCTGCTGACCATCGTGTACGTAGTTTTAATCCAGGTGTTCCGTCTATCGTAACACCAGCACCAGCTACAGTTGTTTGACCTGTGCCAGTTTGTAAGATTGTTATTTGTGTACCAACTGGAAAGGCTACAGATGCGTATAAAGGAACTGTTAATGTTGTTCCTGTAGCATTATTCATCTCTACAATCTTGCCATCATCAGCTAATGCTAAGGTATATGCACCAGCCGTTGCATTTGTTTGAATATGATAAACGACATTAAGTGTTACGGCAATTGATGTTGCGGTAGCATTGTTAATGTTTGGATTAGTTAAACTTAAAGATGAACCAAGCTTTCCTGTAGTTACAGCTCCATTTGCAATCTTGCCTTCTATTATAGCAGAGCCTGCAATATCTTCTGAGTTGATTGCGCCGGCATCAAAGTTTGCTCCAGCTGATAAGTTTTCAACAAATGTTTTTATTACGTTAAAGTTTTGATTCATCGGGCTTGAGTTAATTACGTCACCCGGTGCAAAAACGGTTAATCCACTTAATGTTGCCATTACTTTTGGCTCCTTACTTTTCTTCTCTTAAATTTGTATGCGATTGAATTTAATCCCCATTGTCTACCAACCGTACCAGTCGTAGCGCCTGTTGGGCCAACAAACTCCAGCTGTGTAGCTTTAGCTCTCTTTAGTCTACCACCTCTTTGAATACCTTCTCTAAGGTCACTTTCACCAAATGTTCCAGTTAACGGATTTGTAGGGTCTGCTGGGTTAAAAAATATACTAGTTCCAAAAACTCCACCAGTAACAACTGGCATTAAGTCAATTATATGACTTGTTGTTATCAACTCAGTATTAAAATCATGATAAACATTAACAGTTATTTGTGTGTTTTCATCTACTGGACGAACAACATACAAGCTTCTTACAAATGTTTTATCTTGCACATAACGGTCATCATAAAACCATGAAGTAGTATAATTTGTAGTAAAATCACCTAGTCCATTACCCTCTAGAATATCATCAGTTTGATTTTGTACAATGTTGTCTGAATAATCAAATTCATCTACATACATAACATACTTAAAGTTTTCATCTGGATGAACCATTAGATGCCAAATTTCACCATCATCATCTGTCCAGTCACAACCAGACAATAATCCATATGGAAATATTGAATTTGGTGTTGCATCATTTGACCATGCTGCTGATTGGTACATTGTGAATGCGCCACTTTGACCAATTGATGGGTCAAATATAAAATTCATATTAGGATAATCAACTGCACTTCCAGTATTTCTAATATCAAAAGGAGCTGACATCCATAATCTATCATTAACAAAAGACAAAGTTAAATCAAATAGTCTATTAGCATTTATTCTATTGGTATCAATAACTGGTTTTAAGCGGCTAAACAAATCTTGAATTCCATTACGATTATAAAATAACAATCCTGCTGGGTAATCAAAGAAGTATGCTCCACCAGCACCTTCAACTACATGTTGTGGGTATTGAATTCCTACAGTTGTAGAAAGCTCTACAAGCTGAAATGAATCAACATCATAACCCATTAACAAATAAACTGCTTTAGGTTTAAATATTAATAACTGTCCATCAACTATTGCAAGTCCACGAATGCCTTCACCACCAGCAACAATGTCAATATAGTCATCTTGGTACCAATTCTCTGGTGAGTTTTCATGTGACCAACGAATTCTATTAGGATGGTCAACTAGAGTTGGTGTAGCATCATCGTTTAATTCTTTTGTATTAGCAACAAATAATTTATTGGCATGAGCTCTTACAAGTTCTGCGCGTGGCATATAACCACCAACTGGGTTTTGATATGGCTGCCATGTTGGACCAGATGCTAGTAAGGCTGTTGCGTATGTATTGGCATTATCCCATTTATACATTTGTGTTGCATCTTTGCCAAGAGCAATGTAAATTATATCAAGCCATTGTGTAACGCTTGCACCATTAGTTGACTTTACTGCAAGGTCATTACCAGCAGAATATTCTATAGTAGAAAAATTAGAACCAGATGATTGATAAACTTTACCATCTGTTGCATTTTCTTTTCCTGTGTTTAATATTATTCTTGGTGTTGAATTATCTTTGTAATTAAATAATCCTTTTGGATTCCAGTTACCGCTAACTTGTGTAGTGTGTTTTTTACTATAGCCGGCACGGCTAAAAACACCACCACGTGGGTCAACGTCAAGATTTAATATAAATGGTGATTCATTCTTTGCTAACTGAAATTGGTCAGCACGAAAGTTTAAGCCACCAGTAAAATCTCTAACTTGGTCAAAAAGAATTTGGGCCATTTAGAATGCTACTCCAAGTGGGTTTGGACTACCTGGCAATACGCGCATATTTGAAGCATCCGACCACCACCAGTCATACTGGCTAAGTTGCAATCCACCAGACATAATAAGTTGACGGTTGCTTGATGGAGCGGTAAGGTTTCCTTGAATAATTGCGATGCCTCTTTCAAAGCTACGCATATATTCATTGGCCATCTCTGGGTCTTCCTGGAATTGGAAGATGCGAGCCATAACATAGTTAACTAATGGCAATTGCAATTGTGGCGAAATATCAATTGGGTCGTTTTCATCTTGCATCCATTCTAAGGATGGATTGCGAAAACCTCTGAGAGTAATAGCATAAACATCATTAGGTTTTGGCCAAAGATTTAACTGGTCAGCCCATATAGAAAAGTATGCTGGAATATCTGCTTGGTCTTGACTACCAACCCAAATTGATTCACACTTTGCTTGGTCTTGATATATCAATGCGTTACCTTGACCATTGTTACCAGCTGATGGACCATTATTAACAACTGCAGTTATTTGTGATATATCAGTAATTGCTTTTGGTGTTCCTGATGATGGTTGAAATTGAGCAAATGTTGCATATGCTCTTTGATTTGCAGTAGTTGTAAAAGTATAAGTTGTTTGGTAATACGGCCAACGATTACTTAAGGCTACAACTTTTTGAAAACCTTCTTTAATAAAACCATTAACAAGGTCTGTTGAGATATCGTCATTTTCATCAAAGCCAATATCTAAGTCAGAAAGTTCACCAACAAACGTGCGCATTTGCGCAAGCGTAAGGTTAGCATTAGAAAAATTTATAGCCATTTTTTACTTCCTATTCTGGAGAAGTCTCTGTATTATTTTCTTCTTTTTCACCAAGTTTGTTTAGTGCGTTCAAATGACCGATGCAATAGTCTGTGCCTTTTGCTTTTGGTGCCTTGCACTCTTCTTCTTTTTTATTCATTGCTTGGCATAAGCCGCGCTTGTAATGTACGCCACCGTAAGCAATACCTGATGGTGGAGCAATCTCTACACCTGAGCCGTGATAAGCTAAACGACCGTTACCCACATGGCGTGCTCCTTCTACGGTTCCATATGGTTGTGTGCCAGCTAATCCCTGGGTTTGGCTTTGGAATTCTTTGTTCATATTATTCTCCTTCGTTAAAAGTATCTTAATTGTAGAACATGCCAGCAGAGGTTACCCCCTGCTGGCACGTGTCCTAGGTGGCTAGATTATTCGTTGTCGCCAACAAAAATGCGCTTCCAGCTCAAGGTAGAAAGTGTACCCTTTGCTATGATGGTAGATGCGTTTTCTGCGATGCCGCTAACTCCAATAAAGCCGTCTGCTGATGGGGTAATTACACCATAAACAAATGCCTGGTTCAAACCAGTTGCAAGTGCAACCGAAGCTGAACCATGGTCTGGAGTATCAATTGCTACACCAGCTGTGCGAACAACTGTTGTTGCATCAGTATTGTATTCTGAAATGAATGCAATTGCTGTTGGGGTTGCAGATGCAGTAATTGAAAAGGCTGCTCCGTCAGTTGCTGCGGCTGCCGAGTATGCAACTCTTGCTGCGAACTCATAAGTTTCTCCAGCTTTTCCGTACCAACCGAAGTCACCTGAGTCAAGTGCTGCGTATGATACGCCCAATGTTACGTCTGCTGCAAGAACGTTTGTTCTTTCAACAATGAATTTATTATTTGTTGCCATAGTTGTATGTCTCCTTGCCTTTCGGCAGATACCTAACTAATGTTTTTATTAATTAGAATTTGTTTGTTTGTTTTATTATAAATAGCTGGCACTGGGAGAGTTGCCCGAAGGATGACAACCTTTAAACTCCCAGCACCAACTACATCTTTAGCTATTACGCGTAGCTAGCGTCTGCTGTCAAGTAACCCTGACGTTGACGGTTGCTGCAGGTCAACTGACCATAGGCCAACACGAGGGCGTAACGGGCGTCAACGCCTGCTACA